CGAACCAGCGCTCGAGATTGTCGAGAGACCCGAGCTGCTGGCTCTGCTGCTTGTAGGTCTCGTTGCGGCTGGTCTTCGGGATGAAGTTCAGGACGTCGATGAGTTCGCCCTCCAGATTGTAGCTGTACTGGCCTCCGGCGAAGCTCTCCCACTTCTTGGCTCTCTGGTTCGCCGACTCGTCGGTCGCAAACGGCAGCCAGCCCATGATACCGTTCATGAATTCCCGGTATTCGTCCTGGTCCAGTTCGAGACGGTAGTTGATCGGCAGCATCAGCCGGAAACGGTGCTCCGTCTCGGTGTGACGCTTCGTCGTGTAGGTCATGAACTGATAGTCCTTCATCAGCTCATGGGCTGTCTCGAGCCTGACACCGCCGTCGACGTCGAGGACGATCATATTGAAGCCGGCGATGACATTGTCCTCGGCCCGATGACCGCCCTCGAAGTGGTGGTTCGCCCAGTGCATGCCGTCCTCCTGGGTGAGGATGTGCAGCTGCTCGAACGGAACCTCTTCGGGACGATATCCGTAGGCCCAGTGGTTGGCGTAGGAGATGACGATCCTGCTGAGGTCGGTTTGCTTCAGCGTCTCGCCCTTGAAGAGCTCGATGCCGTCGACGAACGTCTTCTTGATGATCGTATGGTTCTTGTAACCCCAGGAGATTGCCAGCGTCATCATCTCGTTGCGGGCCGACTGGCTCGACTTGTAGAAGGGCAGGGCCTCGTGCAGATCGGCGTGGGTCACCTCGGTGCCTCTGGCCGCAATGTACTTGGCCAGCTTCACATGAACGCTCTCCCGATTGAGGATCTTGTTGAACGCCTCGCCGGACTCCTCGACCAGCTTGATCGCCGCGTTGAGATGATCCATCTCGATCTCGGTCGACTGGTCGACGAAGGCGTAGGCGCCCGCCAGTTTCAGAGCCTTGAAGTAGCGGTGGGCCATCTCCGATTTACGAATTTCCTCGTGCTCGCCCATCTGGTCGGCGAGCTGTTCGCAATGCATCTTGTAGGCCTGCAGCGCGATGCCGACCGTCGTGTCGACCACCATCTTCCAGCCGAACGTCGCCGCATCGGCCAGATTGTGGAAATGGTTCGCCCATTTGCCGATGGTGCCGTCGTTGGACGGCTCCGTCAGCCTCCTGTAGGCTTCCTCCGGGCTCAGGTTGCCGCGCACTTTCTTCTTCTGCCCGTAGGCAAACAGGCAACGCCTTGCATAGCCCGCTTCCAGGAAGGTATAGAATTCCTTCTCGGTCGCACCGCCGTCGAGCAGCTTGGTCGGGGCGCCGAAACCGAGCATGTTGGTCGGTGTCTTGCCGTCGAAGTGCTCCTCGCGCTTGTTGTCCGAGGTGCTCTTGGTGAGCTTCTGGTTCACCTTGCCCTGATCGTAAAGCTCGAAATAGAGATTGAGCAGCTCGGTGGCCTTGACGAGGTTGGAGCCGATCTCGTCGACCTGGAAGTTGATCGCCCCGCAGGAAGCGATCAACAGCTTCTGGCGAAGATCCTTGACGCCCTCGACCGTTCCTGAGTCGAAGGTGAACGGGTAGGATCCCATCCGCTCGAAACGGGCGGCGAGCTTGTCGAATTCCTCCTGCTGGTCGGTGCCGTTGCGGGCGGCGCGGGTGTTGGCGATGACCCAGAGGTTCTGTTCGGCAATCTTCGGGAAGGTGTCTTCCATGAAGCGTCTCTTGAAGCCGTCCAGGAACTGGGTCTCCATGATGCCGATCGAATGGCCCTTGCCGTATCCGGACGTGGCGAGCGCGATCACATATGTGTTGACCGGGATCTCGCCACGGTCTGCCGTGACGATGGTTGCCCACATGGTCCCGGCCATCTTGGACAGGAAGTAGGCGACTTCTGCCCGGAAGAAGCCGCGGTCCATGTTCTCCGTCTTGTTGCAGAGCACATCGACGATCTCTTCGAGCACCGGGTGGTGTTGAACGGTGGAAAGGTCAGGCGACATAATTTTCGTTCCTCATAGTAGTCCAAGCCGCTTATTCGTTGCTGCAAATTTTGCATCGAAGATCAAAGCAGCTTTGTCATAGGCTTCTGCTGCATCGCGAGCTGTCTCGAATGTTCCAAGGTGATGCTTTTTACCTTTGAAACGAATGACAGCTACGAAGTTGTCGCTATGAGGACTTGGACCAACGCCCTTGAAACCAGAAAGGTTTGTGCGCTTTGACTGATTTAGTCCATTTTGCGACCCTGTTGCTTCACGAAGATTTTTGATCGCGTTGCAGTGACCATCTCTATTGGCAGGATCGAGATCGCGTGCTGGCCATTGTCTATGCACGTAGAACCAAGCGAGCTTGTGCTCGGTGTGCATGGATCCGTCGATTCCGATGAAGCGATATTTTCCGCATGCCGAGCCGGCCCTATCACCGGCTCGGGCTTTTTTGTTTCGACGACTGACCTTCCAGGTAGAGATCCCGGTAATGGGATCATAATCCAGAAGCTCAGTCAGACGTTCATGACTAAGCCGCGACATAGTACAGGTCTTTCTGCTTGCAGGCGTTGAAGGCGGGGCACCACTCACAGGCCCGCACGTCACCGGCAACGGCGATCACGACGCCCTTGCCGCCCCTTCCTGCCAGGAAGGCATGGGCCTCGGCCTTGTCGTCGAAGTTCCTGGTGGAGCGGCCCTGCGTCTTGGCGGGGTCGGCGTAATATTTGTAGACGGTCTCGCCGCGCCACAGCTCCTTGTCGTTGCAGAGCGGGATCTGCTCTTCCGGAGCATTCATGTGCTTGGCGAGCTCGCGGATCTTGGCGACGATGAAGGCCTCGGTCTCTTCGAGCGACGGCAGCTCGACGGGATATTCGAGCGCCTTGGTCTGCGGATAGTTCGGATCGTTCCTGGCTCTCGCCTTCTGCCAGTCGGTGAAGATGAACTGGATGTAGATGTGGTCCGAGGTGATGAGCTCCGGATTGAGCCAGCGGTAGATGCCGCCCTGCATCCGGTAGTCGTCGTCCTTGCGGCCGAGCAGGTAGGCATAGACCGAGGTGGTCTTGGCGTCGAACAGCCGGCCTTCCAGCACCAGGTCGAACTTGCCGCCGATCTTGTAGGTGACGCCGTCGACGATGATCTCGCGGAAGGAGCGCTGTTCCATCCACACCGGGACGATGTCCGGATTGGCAGTGATCTGCGCCGGCGTCGGGTTGACGACGATGTTCTCGGCGATCTTGTCGGGATAGCCGAGCTTCTTCATCGCCCTTGTGCCGGAAACGGTCCAGGCCTTCTCGATCGAATCGTGGATGGCCGTTCCGGTCCTCGAGGCCAGGAAGGCCGAGATGTCGAGTTCGCGTTCGCTCTGGTCCACCCTCTGGGCCAGGACCAGCTGGCGGGTGCTCTTCAGCATCGAGGTGGCGGAGATGTAGTTGGGCTCGTCGATGTAATCATACTCATCGTGGAGCAGCCAGACGGCCAGCGGCAGGCTTATGCCGTGAATGTTGGTGAGGCGCATGGGAGCAGGGTCCTGGTCAGGTTTTAGGGATATTGGTCACGGGTTTACCAAGGGATATGGATAATATCCGCTCAATAATCGAATGCAAGATTTTCTTGGAAATGAGCGGAGTTAATCCACCCAGGCGCCGCGGGGCATCGGCAGACCGAATTCCAGCTCGAGTTCTTCCTGAAGGAGCGCCAGCGCCCTCCAGGCCAGGCAAGCGGATTCACGGGTTTCGCCGTCGAAGCCGCCGCGTCCTGCCAGGTGCCGCATGATGCAGTCGGCATGGTCGGTCGACTTGCCGCGGGAATGATGCATCGGCTTGCCGGGATTGTGCTTCTGGTTCCCGAGAAACGAGATGCGGGCGACCTCGGCGAGGGCATCGGGGAAATAGTCGAGCAGGCCGGTGGCCAACGGGTACTCCTTGCGCAGCGCGCTCGTGGTTTCCAGCAGGCGCTGTCTCGAGTTCTTGGTGGAGGCTGTGTCGCTCACGTCTGCTTCCTTGGGAGGATTTTTGATGACCGTGTCGGTCGAGTCGTTGTTGGGTGATTCATAAACCCTTTCGAGCTTAATGCCAGCGGATTATCGAGCTTTGCAGCACACTATAGTGGACTGGAGGTTTCCGCACACTATAGTGTGCTGGTTATCAAGAAAAAGGGCTGGAGATTATCTATCCAGCCCTGGCTGATCAGATGGCTCCGAAGGACCTAACACGGGAACCACAGCGTTGCCCGACGATCGGGACGCCACAGGACCGTTTCCACTCGGCCGGAACAGGTTGTTTCATGACTCATCACCTGCATCCTCAGCCTGCCGGTGTTACGGTGCCACCGCCGGCTGGGCAGTCTTGTTCGCCAGTTCGTGGATGTGGCCCTCGAACGCGGCGTAGATCTCGGATTGAGTCGCGTTGTTGGGGATCGTTACCTCCGAACTCCAGTCCGGGTAGAAGATCCCGAACTCGCCGCCGAGCTTGACGTCCGGGTGCCAGATGTCGGGATGGGCCTGCCACTCGCAGGCCTGCACCACATGGGTGTTGGCGTACTCGATGACGTCGACGTCGTCCCGAACCAGGAAATACTGGGCGTCATGGATCTGGGCGCAGGGCTTGATGTCGTGGCGATGGTTGCCGGCTCTCACCCGGCCCATGAACTCTGAGCCGGCCCTGGAGTTGAGCAGGCACCAGGATTGACCGAGCGCATTGCCGGCCGTGCGTCCCTCGGCTTCGGCCTGGAATGGCGTCTTCGAGGTGCCCCGGATCACCTGGTGCAGCATCGGCGTTCTCACTCTGAGCCCGAAGGCGGCGGTGATATAACCATCTCTACAGGCTTGGTCGAGTTTGGCCGCCACCCATTGGTCCGAGACCTTGTAGAGCTCGTGATAACGGGCCTCGACCAGCCTGGCCTTCTCTTCCGAGAA